CCCAGCATTTAAACTGCGGGATATTTGATATTAAATACGCCACCTTATTTAATATTGAAAACTAAACTTTGCCGCCTTTAGCTTTGTATTTGGTTCCTTTGACAGCTCCACCTAGTTTCATCATCACTGATTTAGGCATGTTGCCCATACCAGGGTTAGCTTTCATTTCACTCATTAGTGCAGCACCGCCTTTAGCCATATACTTAGTGCCTTTCATAGCACCGCCGCCTGCTTTATATTTCGTTCCTTTCATTTTTAACTCCTTCCAAACAATCCCATGTTTGAACTTTTTATTATCTTACCACCTTTTGCGGCAAAAGTTTTTACATTTGTTGGTTTACCACCAACGCCTTGTTTTTTAGCTCGTTTGCGTCGAACCGCTGATTTTTTTTGTGCTTTAGTCATGCTTGCAGCTTTAGCAGCTGGTACACATTTTGGGTATTTACGTTTTGATCCTTTAGTTTTAGATCTGCCGCATTTATTAAATCCTCCACCTTTTTTTGGAGATCCAATATCAACCCAATCTTCTTTAAACCACTTGGTCAGACTCATTCTTAACTTCTGGGTACTTTA